CTGGATACACTGATTTGTTTAACATCAACGAGTTCGCATCAAGTGATTATGTTGGGCCACAAAGCCTACCATTTGCTGGTGGTATGACAATGAAAGAGTTCTTAGGATTTAAGATCTTCTCAACGTCTGCTGTAGCTGGTGGTAAGAACTTTGCTTACCATACATCATCAGTTGGTATTGGTATTAACTCTGATGTTCAAACAGAGCTTAACTATGTACCGCAAAAGGTTGCACACCTAGCAACATCAATGATGTCAATGGGTTCAGTAGTAATCGACAACAATGGCGTTTACGAAGTTCTTGACAACAACTAATATTTTAGGGGGCTTCGGCCCCCTTTAACTCCAATATATAGGTTGAAGAAATGCCAGCAAATACACCAATAAAAGTATGTTCACGCGCTTCCGTCCTAATGGGCGGTTCTCCTATTTCATCCTTTGATGAAGGTACAGCCGAGGCTGATGTAGTTGACGCAATGTACGAAGACATAGCAAGAGCAGCGTTAACAAGTACACGCTGGAGATTTGCAACTAACCAACAAGTATTAAACAGATTAGCTGCTGCGCCTACAAGTAGATATGATGCTGCATACCAAATGCCATCAGATCTTCTTATGCTTAGTGCAGTAACAGTTAACGATGATCCAATTATATATGACACATATGGCGATAAGATATACTGCGATACGTCAACTAATGAAGTTGTTGTAGCAGATTACATATACCGCGCTACTGAGGCTACATGGCCTTCATACTTTACACTTGCTGTAGAGTTTCAAGTGGCTGCAATGCTGTCAATATCTATAGCTAGGGATGCTTCTTTAGGTAGTATGATGGATCAACAAGCTGAAAGACAGATGATAAAAGCTAGACGACTTGACTCGCAACAACAAACAACGCGCAAGTTAATGACATCAAGGTTTATAGCACAAAGGCGTAGCTAATGCAGAAGGTAAGAATCCCACAGAATAGCTTTCAGTATGGAGAAATAAGTGACAATACAGTAATGAGGACTGATAGTCCTATCTATGCTGCGTCTGCACAAAGCCTAGAAAACATGATTGTATTGCCAGAAGGTGCTGTAAAGAAACGACATGGCACAAAGTTTATTGATACTGCATCATCATACACAAACAAAGAAATACATTTAACTACATTTGTTTTTGACGACAATGAAGAGTATTTAATTGCTATAGGTGATGCTTTTATTGCTCCTTTTAGAGTTTTATCTGATGGCTCAGTAGTTAATTTAACTGATGTAACTGCTGATACACAAAGTAATCCGTTACCTTTTGATAAAGACTACCTGCATCAATACAATACTGCGCAATATGGTGACGTTATGTTTATATGTCACCCATTGTTTGCGCCACGTATGCTTACAAGAACAAGCCTTACAACATTTGAAGTAAGTGTATTTAGTTTTGATACAAGCTATGACAATAAAGATACATATCAACCATACAGCGTTTTTCATAGCGCCAACCAAACATTAACAGTAAGTTCATATACTGAAGGTAGTGGTAGAACATTAACTACTAGCTCCGCTTACTTTGATACAACAGGAAAACATAACAATGTTGTATTAAGATATGGTGGTAATGAAATAAGAATAGATTCAGTAACATCATCAACGATTGCTACTGGTACTGTTATAAGAGAATTATCTACTAGACTTACAGTTTCTAACCCATTGCGCACTAGAGATGGGTCAAATGTTATTGAGGTTACGCATATAGGTCATGGGTTAACAGGTGGTGCTACTATTGTAGTTGCAGATGCTGTAGCTGTTGGTGGTATTAATGCAAGTAATATCAATGGAACTAAATCAATATTATCAATTATAGACGAAAATACATACAGTATTGTTTCTAGCACTAACGCAAATGCTTCTGAAGATGGTGGTGGTTTTGTTAAAATAAGCTCTAACGCAACGACTACAATATGGGACGAGCAATCTTTCTCTGCATTACGTGGGTATCCAGCTGCTGTTACATTCCATGAAAATAGGCTATGTTTTGCTGGCACAATAGCTGAACCCGATACAATATTTATGAGTCAACTCGGTGAGTTCTTTAACTACGATGTTGGCGAAGGTGCTGATACTGACGCTATAAACTTGGTTGCAGCTACAGGTGATGTAAATGAAATAAGATATATGAGGTCGAATCGTGACCTACAGATCTTTACGCTATCAGACGAGTTGTATGTACCAACATATCTTAACCAAGCTATTACACCTACAAATGCACAGATAAGAAAGCAAACGCCATTTGGTACTGAGTTTGTATTACCTACATCTATTGATGGTGCTACTATATTTGTTGAGCGTGGTGGTAGAGCAGTACGCGAATACATATACTCTGATGCAGAAGATGCTTATATAGCTACAGGTGTATCTACAGTAGCAAGTCATCTTATAGTAAATCCAGTTGATATGGCAGTTGTCCATTCTGGATTTAACACTCAAGAGTCTTATGCTGCTATGGTTATGGGCAATGGTGACATTGGATTGTTTAGTTCTAATAGAGCAGAGAAACGTGCAGCTTGGACTAACCTTACGACTCAGGGAAGCTTCTTAGCTACTGCTGCTATAGGTGATAGGTTGTTTGTTTATAACAAAACGCACAATAACAAGTATTGTTTTTGTGAATTTGTAGATGACATAGGTTTAGATAATTATGCTTATTATGCTTATAGCAGCAATCCTATAAATATTATGCTTTATGGTGGTAATACTACATTAGATGTTATTGGTTTTGATGGGACTAACAAAGTTTACTTAGGTGAGTTTACTTCAGACAATAATGTTAATATTGATTTAACCGCCTATACTGACTACACGCATTTCTATATAGGTAAAAAATTTACATCTAAAGTAATTACCAATGCAATAGACACTGTAGCGGCTAATGGGCCAGTTACAGGCGATGTTCGTGGTATAAGTACGGTTGTAATTAATGTTAAGGATTCTACATCTGTTAAGGTAAATAACAGGGCTATTAATAATATTACTGGATTTACAGGTAACAAAGAGGTTAGGCTTTTAGGATATGGTAGAAACCCACAAGTTACTATCGAGCAAGTTGATCCCATGCCATTACAAATTAATGGCTTAATATCGGAGTTGATTACATAATGTGGCAATTAATTGGTGCTGGAATATCAGCGTATGCTTCAATACAAGCAGGTAAAGCAAAAGAAGATGCAGCCAGAATGGATGCATTTAACACTGAAACTGAACGTGAACAGGGCGAAGTGTTGGCATTGCAACAAGCAGCACAACGCAGGTATGAATTTGATCAAGCAACACAAGCAAATATAGCTATGTTTTATGCGTCTGGTAGGGATGTTGGATCAGACAGATCTGTTGAAGCATTTTTAGCAAAACAAAAAGAAATAGCAGCAACTGATCTTAGCAGATTAGCAGAGCAAAGACGCATGGAAGCTAGTGCAAGAACTAGAGAAGCTATGGCATTAAGACGTGGAGGTAGAAATGCTAGACGTGCATCTCTCTTGCAAGCTGCTGGTACTATGGCGCGTGGCATAAGCGATGCACAAAAAACTTCAATACCTACTGGATAGGAGAAACCTAAATGGCTGTCATCCGACAACAAACACAAGTCTTTAACAAACCAGTCGGTGTTCGTAGAATAAACACAGGTGAAGCTGAGTTATGGCAAACTATAAAAGCTGAAGCTGATGAATTTTCAAGACGTGCTTATATTGATGCAGCTGAAAAAGCTAAGAAAATAGGAGCGCAAACTGCGTTTGATGTAGAAGCTATGGGTATTACCACAATAGATCCTACAACTGGTAAACCTCAAGCCTTTGAAGCTCCAGAAGGCTATGGAAAATTTGCACAAGAAGCTTATCAAAATGTAATTACACAAAGATATGAGTCTTCTATATCAGATGAAATGCAAGCTAGAGCTAGGGATTTATCTGTAAATTATGAATACGACCCCGAAGGTTACGCGCAGGCTATGTCTAAATATATAGCCGATATGTCTGAAAATGCTGAAGGCATGTATAAAAACATTATAATTGATGAAGGTCGTAAACGATTAGGCGCAGAAAAACATACTATAGAGGTTAGAACTAGAGCAAGATATAGACAAGAAGCTGGCAATTCGATTGTGCAAGCTGCAATAGCATCTAGTGAAAATGCATATGATGCTGCTAGTGTTGGTAATTTTGAGTTAGCATTTTCAGAACTTGAAAAAACTGAAACTAATGCAACTAATGGTGAAATATCTAAATTACTAAATGCTGGTTCAAAATCTACATTAAGCAATCCTGTGTTTATAAACATAGGAAAAGGTGGCGTTCAATATATTATGAATCAAACAGGCAATTCTGCTGAAAGAAATCGTATTGAATTATATCTTAGAACTAATGGTAATGCTGCAGCTGGTATAAACAAAAAGTTATTGCCAGCACTTGAGCAAATACTCAAAGTTGCAAATCCAGAAACATTACCTAAAATTTTAACTTATGCTTCTGCTGTAGCGCAAGATTATAATCAAGTAGATGCAGATAAAGCTTATCAACAAAAACTAGAAGATGATGCCACAGCAGCGCAAGCAACTGCTAATTCAGAACAAGAATCTATAGCAAACGATCTTGGGTATTCTAATAGAAGAGAAGTATTATCTGATAATGCTTTAAAGGCTGTAAATCAAATATTTGATGAATCAATTTCTTTAAGCACAGCTGCAGGTAGCATTTCATTTATAGCAAAACAAACAGAACAATATATAAATGAAGCTAATATTAGAGCCGCTATGGATGAATCTTTCACAGCAGATGAAGCTTTAGAGTTTGAAAAAGATCTTAGGCAAGATGTATTATACCAAGTTTTTACAAGGTTAGCTGTTGCTGGCAATGCTGAATCATTACAACCAGCATTAGCTGGAAATAAAACTGCATTTGATAGATTAAATGACAGGCAAAAATTAATCGTACAAAATCTTAGAGCAAATAAGTATTTATACAAATCGCGAGAAGATGACGCTATAATTAGTACGATTGTTAATAGATCAAAAGACAGTATAAGTGATGATATTAATAAACAAAAATTGTTGTATAATATTTCTATAGATACAGACGCTAAAGTAAATGCATATAAAACTATACCACCTACAAATGAAGAATTACAAAAAGATTTAGATGCTTTAAAATCTGCAATCGCTAGTGGTGTGTCAGCTGAAAAAGTTTTAGTTAGCCAAAATCGTTTGTATCATGCAGCTGCAACTGGAATGATTAGCCAATTTACTGTTGAAGCAAGCAGTAGTGAAGTTAATGATTTAGAAACTTTTATATTAACTAAAGGCGAAGATGTTGGGGCATTAACTGAAGAACAAATTAAAACAGCTGGAGTAATATCCACTTATTTAAAAAATGACAAAGCAAGGGGCGATGCTGTAGTACATGCTGGTAAATTAAAAACTAGAATTATTACTAGAGAAACAGCAGAAGCAGAAGAAAACGCTAAAGTAACAAAAAGAAATCAAGTGTTAAGTGGTAGTGGCTCGCCTAACGATAAATCAGACAGAGTAGTTATGGATGGTATTTTAGTTGATGCTGGATTAGCTGATTTGCAAAATTTTGATACTTGGACTGATAGCAAAAAACAACTTGCAATGAGTTATATAACTAACATACCACCACAAAGTCTAATTGATACATGGGATAAAATAAGCAGCGGTATTCCTGTTGACAATATGGATGCATTTGTAAAACATTTTATGCGTTTAGATAACCTGCAAACACCAGATGGTTTAATTAGTCGTTTAGGTGACTCAGTGCCGTTAGCCACAAAAGAATTCATACGAGATGTGCATTCTATAGCTACAGTTGAAGGCGGAGATTTTAATAATATTGCTACTAATTTATATCGCAGAACAAAAGGTGCTGACGCTAAAGAGTCTAATGCTACATTAGAAACAATGCTTGGAAAGCAATCTATTGAAGAATTTACATCAGAAATAGTAGATAAAGATTTAATATTAATTGACGAATTTATGCCAAGTGTAGAGTATTTATTGCGCATGGGTAATACAAGACAACAAGTATATGATCGTTTGCGAAATACTCTTAATAAAGAATATCCAGAAGTTGAATTTATTGCAGACCCATTAATGCCATTAGGTAATTTAAAAAGATCTAGGTACGCTCTATCAAACTCTTTTCCTAATAAAGAAGTGCGTGATGAATTTATATCTATAGTACAAACACAATTACCAGATGGCTATTCTTTGTATAAAGAAGACGATAAGCAACAGGTATATTTAGTTCCAGAAAAAACATCGAGTACACCAGCTTATATTGCGTATTATGTTGACGATCAAAAAGAATTAAAACCTTTGCTTGTTGGAGAGGAAGGCCAAGAAATTGTACCAATGTGGAAAGAAAAAGAGATTGTAGAATTTAGAGCTAAAATATTTGCAAAACTTAAACAACAAGCTGAAGATAACGCTGACCAAGATGCTCAAAATCAAATAAAATTAAATAATGCTAAAAAGCATATGAGTGGTTCTGCTGCGCTTAAAGAATTCTTTGGAGGTTTATTTTAATGGATAATGCTCTTAATTTAATAAGTGACGTTGAGCCAAAAGAGCGAGATATATTTCAAGAAGCACCTACATTTGGTGAAACTATTGAAGCATCTTTAAAATATAAATACAGACCTTTAGGTAATTTTATTAGAGAAACTATGGACTATGGGTGGGATGCAAACACTTATGAGAATGGTTATGTAGCGCGTGACAATATACCAGAAGATTTATTAGGGTATTCTAGTACATTAGTAAGGGCGCGCAATGAAGGTCATATGACTTTTTTAGTTAATAATATAAGAGATGCGCTAAAAACCAATGATACATTATCACGATCTGGTTTTGGTGTGCAATTTGCAGCTGAACTATTTGATCCAATAAATTATGTTTCTTTGCCTCTAAGGGGCGCAAAGACAGTAGGGCAAGCTTTCTATAGAGGTGGAGTAGCTACTGCAGCTGTTGCAACAGGGCAAGAAGCAATTAGATACCCATTAGATCCTACAGCTAATAAAGAAGAGGTTGCATTAAACATTGGCTCTTCTTTTATTTTAGGTGGAATAATAAATACAGCTACTAGCGTTAGATCTATTAAGAGAGCAAGTGCGCAAAAAAGTGGCGACAAAGCTATAGAAGAAATGAAGGTTGCTACAGAAATAGAAGACGATATAGAGATTGATCCTAATATTGCACCAAGTATATTTACTGATTCATGGGCATACAAAGTAGCAACAACGCCATTAAAACGTACATTAACAGACGCTGAAGTACCTGATACTGTTAAAATGCGTAAATTAAAAATTGTTAATGATTCTGGTATATTATTAGCTGCTAATAAAGATAACAAAAAAATTGGTAATTCAGTATTTCAAAATGCAAAATTACATGAAGGCACATGGGTTAAAACTAATGACGATCTTTTAAATATATGGGGTAAAAGTACAGGTAAAGGTGTATTAAACCCATTAGATCAAATGATGCCATCACAAAGAAAATCTTATGATGAATGGATTACAGATGTAGATAGTAAAGCTATGCGCGGTGAGCAACCAATAAATGATTTTGAAGCGCAAGCTATAGAAAGATTAAATAAGTTTTATGGTGATTGGGAAGGTAATCTTAAAGACAGAGGTTTAATAGGTAGCAGTGGTCATTACAAAAAAGTAATTACAAACCGAGAATCACAAATAAAAATATTAGAAAAGCGTTTACAGTCTGCAAAAAATGCAACTTATCAAACAAATTTAAAAAACCAATTAGATAGATACAAAGCAGAAATTGAAGAAGCCAAGTTAAATTTAGAAGATCTTTCTAATATGGGTGATATTGTTCCACCGAATGAAGAAATATTTAGACCTAGATATTGGAACTATAATGCTATTAAAAATAATCGTGCAGAATTTGAACAAATACTAACACAACATTTTACTGCAAATCCTAACATTATTGTGCGCGGTGCAAACGGAAAGTATTCTAAGGTTGAGCTTTCATCTGATCCAAAAGCAGTTAAGGGTAGAGTAGATGAAATGATTAATGGAATGCTTAATGATACAGACCCACTTAATCCAGACAAAATGTATTATGGTATGGGTAAGTCTAAACACTTTAAGCATAGAACAGTAGATATACCTAATAAACTTGTACTAGATTTTATTGAAAGAAATCCAGCTAAAGTTATGAGAGCTTATACAATGCGTACTGCAGCACGTTATGAGTTTGATAAAATGTTTGATGGAAAATCTATTGATGATTTATTAGATGATACATTTAATGAAATGATGGATAAAGGTGTAAACATTAATAAAATACGCCAAGTGCAAAGAGATATGCGTCATTTATATGATCGTGTAGCAGGTAGCGTATTAAAAAATCCAAGTGCGCATTCGCAAAAAGGTGCTAGAATTATTAGAAATTTAGCACAATTAAATTACTTAGGCTCTGCTGGGTTAGCAACAATAACAGAGCCAGCTAAAATAATTATGGAGCATGGATTAGCCCCTACTATGCGTGGCTTGTTAAGCGTATTAGATAACAGTCAATTAAAACTTGGTGCTAAAGAAGTGCGTATGGCTGGTGAGGCTTTAGAAACTGTTAACAATAGCGCACATATGAGGATTGTAGAAGATTTAAATAACAATCCATTACAAGCAGATCTTTGGGATAAAGCTAATAATGCGTTTTTCTTATTAAATGGACTTACAGCAATCACTAGAGTTTTAAAAGATTTTGATGGCATGATGCGCAGTCATACATTAATTGATTATTCTGTGCGTTGGACTCAAGGCAAAGCAACTAAAATGGAGCAAGAGTATTTATTAAGATACAATATTGACCTTGAGGATGCGCGTAAAATTGCTAACTCACCTTGGCAAAAATCTAAGTCAGGTTTGTATATGGCAAATACTGATGCTTGGACTAATACTATTGAGTTTCCAGCAACAAAAGCAGATATAATTAGTGGACCAACAAATGCTTATGCTAAAGATGGTCGATACAGGCCAGCATTTTATACAGAAAAAAGTGGCAAAGGCGTTATACATATTGATGAAGAGTACATTGAAGATGTTATGTTTGCTGAACGTGGTTGGGAAAATCCAAGAGTAGAGGGCGTTAAGCCTATACCTAGTGGAATTATAAATACTCCCCAGGATTATGTTACATTTATTAAGATGCACGAAATTATGCATTCTAATAATTCTGCTAAATCTTTAGGTTTTGATAAACGTACAAAAGTTGGTTTAGCTAATTACGAAAATGCTATTAATGATATGGCTATTAAAGAAATAAATAACCAAACAAGAGTAGACCCTGCAACTGTTCAGACGTTTAGAAATGCTCTTAGCTCTGGCGTTATGAATACTATTCTTATGGGTACACCAGCAGATAAACCAATTATTACTGATGGTATTGTTTATATTCCTATGCGTGTAGCTGGTAAGTTTGGCATGAAAGAAGACTCTGCGTATAAAGGTTATGCGCGTATAGAAAATGGGTTGCTTGGATTACCATTTCAGTTTTACAGCTATGCTTTAGCATCAGTAAATAAAACTGTTGGTGCTTACGCTCATGGACAATTAAAAAGCCAATACACTGGAACAGCTATAGCATTAGGTTTAGGTTATATGGCATTGCAAATGAAAACACCTGATTGGGTAGAGATGACTTATCAAGATAAATTTGCTAGATCGTTAGATTACTCAGGTGTTATGCCATTATATTCAGATATGTTTTACACAAGCATGGCTACAACGCTAGCAATGGGTGGCCCAAATATAACTGGCGGTGCATTGCAGCCTAAATTTCCACAAAAGCCTAGCAAAGTAGAAGCAGCAACTGGACTTCTTGGTGCTGGTGCTAGCATTACATCTGATTTAATTAGCGGTATGTATGAAATGGTTACAGGCGATATAGGCGAAGGTACTAAAGATATAATAAGAAATTTACCATTTATGAGACTTTGGTTTTTAAAAGGTAAAGTTAATGAATTTACTAATATGCTTGAAGACGAGCTTGATGATCGCCCTAGAGGATTTAGTAGATACTAAATTGTGCAAATATTTTGTGCGTTGCGCTTCTGTGCAATCAATGGAAAAAAGACTACAGAGGTGACACATGACAATAAATATAGCTAACAATGACCCAAGAATAAACTACACGGCAACTGCTGGACAAACTGTGTTTACAGTTCCGTTTGAGTTCTTTGATAACACAGACATAAAAGTTTATATCGAGGGTACACTAAAAACAATTACCACGCATTATACAGTTTCTGGAGGAAATG